GATCCTATATTATTATACAAAGGAACAATAGATGGATTTGATATAAACGAGAACCAAACACAAAGTTTATTAAATTTAAAAGTAGTATCACATTGGGCAGACTTTGATAAAAGATCAGGTCGCAAAACTAATAATACATCACAACAAAGATTTTTTAGTTCAGATGTTGGTTTTGATTTCGCATCAGAAGTAGTGAAAGATATTAGATGGGGTAGAAAATAATGAAAGATATTATTTCACTTTACAGAAATTATAGTAAATTTGATGTTTCTTTAGATGATGACTTAATATCTTATTTGTCACCAAGTATTGTTTTGAATCAATACAAAAAACATTATCTTAAAAATGAACTTATAGGTTTTACAAATTGGGCTTTGTTATCTGATGATGCACACAACAAATTCAAACAAACAGGAATTATCAATAATGAGGATTGGAATTCAGGTAATAATCTTTGGCATATAGAAACTGTATGTATATCAAATCTTAAAAACATAATGAAATGGACTAAATCATTTTTAACTAAAAAATTTGGAATAGGAAAAGAAATTAATTGGTTAAGAATAAAAGATGATAAGATAATAAGAGTTGTCAAAAGAACTACAAAAAAAGGTTGGTTATAATGGGTGGTTTTAATCCTATAAAAAAAATAAAAAAAGTAGTTAAAAGAGCTACAAAACCAATAGTAAGAGTTGTTAAAAAAGTTGTTAAAACTGCTGTTAATGTAGTTCAAAAAGCTGTCTCATGGGTAACACCATCTTTTCCAACATTTGACGATAGTGGTGCTGGTGGATTTGGTTCAAGTGCAATAGATAATTACGAACAAGGTATTCTATTAAATAAACAATCCAATGATGCTTCTATTCCTATTATTTACGGAGAGAGAATGGTTGGTGGAACAAGAGTATTTTTAGAAACTTCTGGATCTGCAAATTTATATTTGTATATGGCTTTAGTTTTATGTGAGGGAGAAATAAATTCAATAGAGCAAATATTTGTAGACGACAGATTAGTTAGTTGGACAGGATCTTTATCTGATGGAGTAATAAGAGACTCAAACGATTCTTTTTATAAAAAAGGAAGTACAAGATATATTAGGGTGCAACCTTTTTTCGGTAGTGATAGTCAATCTTCATCAAGCTTGTTATCTACTTTATCTTCATGGGGTAGTAACCACAGACTTAGAGGTGTTGCATATTTAGCATTACGTTTTAGATGGAACCAAGAAAAATTTAGTGGCATCCCACAAGTAAGAGTTAAATTAAAAGGCAAAAAAATAGTTACATTAGACTCTAGTTTAAATGAGTCATCACCAACTTATTCTACCAATCCAGCATTTTGTATTTTAGATTATTTAAGAAACGAAAGATACGGAAAAGGATTAGCAACGACAGATATTGATTTACAAAGTTTTTATGATGCTTCTGTTGTATGTTCAACACAAGTTACACCGTTCTCAGGTGCAAGTGATATAAATATATTTGATACAAATTTTGTTTTAGACACAGGAAGAAAAGTTATAGATAATTTAAGAGAACTTATCAAAGGTTGTAGGGGTTTTTTACCATTCACACAAGGTAAATATAAATTAATTATAGAAGCAACAGGAACAGCTTCAATAACTTTAACAGAAGATAATATCATTGGTGGTTATGTTTTATCAAGCCCAGATAAAAATTCTAAATTTAACAGAGTTATAGTTTCATATATTAATCCAGCAAGATCCTTTCAGGTAGATCAAGCACAGTTTCCACCACTAGACGATAGTAGTTTACCAAGTGCAGATCAACACTCGACAATGAAAACTGCTGATGGTGGAGTGTTGTTAGAGGGAAGATTTGAGTTTCCTACATTGACATCAACTTATCAAGCAGAGGAGATGGCAGAGATTATACTAAGAAGATCAAGAGAAGCATTAGAGTTACAAATCACAGCAGATTTTAATGCTTATGATTTAAGTATTGGAGAAATAGTAAATATAACACACGCATCATTAGGGTTTTCGTCTAAAGCATTCAGAGTTACTGCAATCACATTTAACGAAGATTATACAATAGATTTAAACTTAGTAGAGTATCAAGCATCACATTACACTTGGGCATCAAAACAGCAAGTATCATCAACACCAACTACAAATTTACCAGATGCGTTTGAAACCATTGATCTGTCAGAAGTAGTTAATTTTATGACATTATCAGATAGTATTGTTGAATATAATGATGGAATTATAATAGCAAAATTAACAATTGATTTATTACTATTAGATCAATCACTAGGTTTTGCTGGTGATGGATCAGAATTAGATCCACCAGATAGTTTTTTCGATTTCTTTGAAGTCGAATTCTCAGAAGATGGCGTTAATTTTACAACTGTTGGATCAGGTAAACAATCAAGATTTGAAGTATTAAATGTTAAAGATGGAACTACTTATACAGTTAGAGCAAGATATGTTAATACTGCTGGTGTAAGATCAGAATTTATAACACAAACTCATACAGTAGAGGGTTTATCAGCAAATCCAGCTAATGTTCAAAACTTTTCTATAAATGTAGTTGGAGATCAAGCTGTTTTAGCTTGGGATGCTGTAACAGATTTAGATCTTGCTTACTATGTAATAAAACATAATCCTAACACAACTGGTGCAACATTTATTAACTCTAAAAATGTAGTAAATAAAATTGCACGACCAGCAACTACAGCAAGTGTGCCTTATCAAAAAGGAACTTATCTAATTAAAGCCGAAGATAAATTTGGCAATCAATCTATTAAAGAAACTTTAATTGTATCGGATATTGAGCCTACTGCCTTTACAACAGAAACTACAATAAACGAACACACATCATTTTCTGGAACTAAATCTAATGTAGAAATTGTGCAAAAGAATTCTGTCAATCATATTGGTCTTACTGCAACAGGAACATTAGGAAATCCATCATCATCTGTACCAAGCACAGGAACTTATGACTTTACAAATACAATAACACTTCCAGCAATATTCAATGCAAAGTTTGAATCTAACGTACAACAAATAGTAGAAGATGTGGCAGAATATTTTGATAATGGTAGACCAAGTAGTTCAACAAATATAGATAGTGGTAGCCCAGATCCCTTTGATGGAAAGACAGTTCAGAATAGTAATACAATATTACAAATTTCTAAAAGTGATGATAATGTTACTTTTAGCTCATTCCAAAATTTTACTACAGGACAGTTTAGAGGAAGATATTTTAAATTTAGAGCTTTATTTACATCAGCAGATCAAGATAGTAGAACTTTAGTAAACACTCTATCAGTTACAGCTAGTTTAAGAGAATTAGTTCAATCTGGTGCAGATATTGCAAGTGGAACAGGCGGCAAAGCTGTTACATACACAAGTACATTTAGATTTAATCCATCAATAACTGTAAGTGGCCAGAACATGCTAACGGGAGATTTCTTCACAATTACAAATAAAAGTACAACAGGATTTACTATTGAGTTTTTTAACTCATCTGGTACAAGCATAAACAGAACCTTTGATTTTACAGCAAGAGGAATAGGATAATATATGGCACAAGTTTCACAGATAGCGATAGACAACCAAACATTCGCAACTTTTAGAACAACTTTAAACAGTAGCTTAAATGCTTTAAATACAGGACATCTTGGTGGATCAAGACCAGCATCTGCCGTTGCGGGAACTATCTGGCTTGATAATTCTGCAACAAATACAATAGCCATGAAATTATTTGACGGCTCAGATGATCTAACTTTGTTCTCAGTAAATACATCAACCAATGCTATAACATTACCAAGTGGAGTTTCTATAACTGAGGTAGATCCAAATAGCATTCCATTCGCAGTTGCCTTAGGGAGTTAATATATGGCTAATAATTTTAATGATGCACAAGTAACTTTATCAAACGCTAACTTAACGGATATATTTACAGCTAGTAATAAATCTCTAGTTATCGCTGGAACAATATCTAATACAGGAACATCAGCAATAAATGTATCTTTAAAAAAATTTGATAATTCTGCATCTGCTGGTAAGTTTGTTTTTAAACTAATCCCATTACCCTCAGGCAGTTCTATTGAGTTGCCGAAAATTATTTTGCAAACAAGTGATAAAATACAGGCTCAAAGTGATAACTCTAGTGGTAATGCAGATGTACACCTACAACTATTAACAGATGTGAGCTAAAAATGTATCTAGGTAATATCCCAGCTACATCTTTTGAAACAGTACAGAAAGATCGTTTTACTGGCGTAACAGGAACGACAGTAACTTTATCTCATGCTGTTTCCAGCGTTTCTGATATTTTATGTTTCGTCAACTCAGTAAAACAGGACTATACAAACTATTCAGTAAATTCGACAACTTTGACGTTGGGTGGAACTTTAGTTGCAAGTGATATTGTTGAAGTATGTTATGTAGGAAGAACTTTTCAAACTGTTAATCCTAGTGCTGGTTCAGTTAATACAGATCAGTTAGCGGCAAATGCTGTAACAAGTGCTAAAATGTTTTCTGGATTTAGTAATGGAACAACTGAATTTGATATGTGGAAACTTACAAGTGATTTAACTTTTGCTAATGATACTGTTACTGTAATTACAGCTAATTTAGCTAGACATTCTTATCAGACAGATAAAAAAGGAACGGGAATGTCAGAAAGTTCTGGAATATTTACATTTCCAAGCACAGGATTATACTACATAGATTTTACTGGATTTGTTGTTGCAACATCAAGTACAGATTATTCAGGTGGTGGTATTCATGCAACAACTGACAATTCTTCTTACAACATAATGACTCAAAATTTTACTAATACACAAGGTAGTGGAGATCATGCAAATTTTAGATGTCATACCACTTTTAATGTAACAAATACATCAACTCATAAAGTAAGATTTTTTCAATTTTCACAAAATGGAACTGGTAGATTAGAAAGTGATACAAACCAATTTAGAACTGGATTTACTTTTATGAGGATAGGAGATTAACAATATGCCATTTACTACAATTTCAGCATCAGGTCTTTCAGCAGACGCTACTAATTTAGTTTTATTAAATACTGTTACTACAACAGATGCAACAGTAAGTGATATAGATTTTGACAGCACATATATAACATCAACTTATAATAAATATTTTTACATTGGAACTGTTAAACCAGTAAATGACGGAGCAGATTTTAGATTTAGAGTTTTTACTGGTGGTACTTTACAAAGTGGAAGTGGTGAATACGGACATGGTTCGTATATAGATGGCGGAAGTGATATTAATACTAATGGAGACACCTTAATAGCAATTCATGCTGGCGTTGGAAATGACAGTTCAGCTGGAGAAGGTGCTACTGTTTTTGGTTATATACATGATCCTATGACATCAACAGTACAAACAAGAATGGATTATATATCTCAAAGAGCAACTACCTCATCAACACATGGTCTAAGAATGGGTGGTGGTCAAGTAAATACAAGTGAAGCAAATAATGGAATAAGTTTTTTCTTTAGTAGTGGAAATTTTGCATCAGGTTCAAAAATAACTTTATACGGAGTAAAACAATAATGCCAAGATATAGATTAGTTAATGGAGTTAAAGTTCAATATACTGCTGAACAAGAAACTCTAAGAGATGCAGAAGAATTAGCTTGGAACAATGGTGCATTTGATAGAGCTATGGCAGATTTAAGAACTGAAAGAAACTCTAAATTAGCAGAAACAGATTATTTAGCATTATCAGATAGAACATTGACTACTGATATGCAAACATATAGAACTCAACTTAGAGATATAACAAACGGATTAACAACAGTAGAAGAAGTTGAGGCAGTTGTTTTTCCTACAAAACCAACGGAGTAAATTAAATGGCTAGTTTAAGTACAAAGATCAAAGCTTACTGTTCAGATAATGGTGTAGAGGTTGATTTTATGCAAGATGTTTTACTACAAGATGACTCAGACGGAAAAGGTGCGTACATCAAAGAGTGGAACTTAGATATTGCAAAACCAACAGATGAACAATTATCGTCATACGAAGACTCAGCAAATACTATGGAGTCAAATGCACAAGTAGATGCTGTAAGACGTGAGGGCTATGGAACGTGGAATCAACAACTTGATGAGATATACCACGATTTCGAAGCATGGAAAACAAGAATTGCTAAAGTAAAGTCTGACAATCCAAAGGAGTAGAATGACATCTTATATAGGAACTCAACCTACTATTGGTGCGTATTCAAAATTAGATGATATAAGTAGTGGCTTCAATGGAAGCACCACTAGCTTTACATTATCGTCTGCTGGAGTAAATGTAGTTCCACAAGCAGAACAGAATTGTATTATATCCATTTCAGGGGTAATACAAAACTTTGGAACTGCCTTTACAGTTTCATCAAGCACAATTACATTTACATCTGCACCTTTAGCGTCAGATACTTTTTTCGGTTGTGTTCTTGGTGACAGTAGAGATATAGGAACTCCAAGCGATTCATCTGTATCTGCAAGTTCTTTATCTAGTTCTTTTTTTGTTAAGAATAATCAAACTTTATCTAGCTTATCATTAGCAAGTTCAGAAAATGCTTTGCTAGTTGGTAGTGTTACAATATCAGGAACAATTACAGTTCCATCAGGATCGACAGTAGTAATAATATGAGCAAATTAGAAACAAATACAATTGATACAGTATCAGGAACAACTAATTTAACTATTGGTTCTACTAATTCATCTACAGTGACATTTGAAAACGGTGCTGTTACAGGTCATATGTATCCAGCTTTTAGAACAACTTTATCGTCTGATTTTAATATTGGAGATGCAACTACAACAAATGTAATTTTTGATACTGTGACTTTAGATACAGATTCTTGCTATGATAGTTCAACAGGACTTTTTACACCAAATGTTGCAGGTTGGTATAAACTTAATACTAATATTGTCGTTTCAGCTCCTACTAGTAATGGTATTAATAGAGTAATTGTTTTTCTTAATACAATAGTACAAGATGTGAATATTGCTAATATTACAAGATTTGCAATTAACATTTCTGATATAGTTTATTTTAATGGAACAACAAATAATGTAAAAGTTAGAGCTTATACAGATGTAGATAGTGGTAATGCTGTTGTTCAAGCAACTGATAGCACTTTTAGTGGATTTAGGATAGGAACATAATGGCGGGAACACTTAAAATAGGACAGATAGAACACCCAACATCAGGTACAATTACTGTAACCAATGGTGCATTAACAGGACATAATTATCCATCATTTTCAACATCTCTTACTTCAAATCAATCACTTACTTCTAGCACTTATACAAAAGTAATATTTGATACAGAAATTTATGATACTGATAATACTTATGATACCTCAACAGGAAGATTTACTTGTCCAAGTGGTAAAGCGGGTAAATATTTATTTACAGCAACTGTTAGTATGTCAAGTAATTTTACATATGTTCAACCAGATTTTTATAAAAATGGTTCATCAATTTATAGAGGTACGGCAGTTAGGAACGATACATCAGCAACAACTATTACTGCAATCATAAATTTATCAGCAAGTGATTATGTTGAAGTTTTTTGTTTTCAAGATTCAACCAATAGTGCAGAGGGTGGTGGTAATCACACGCACTTTCATGGACACAGGATAGGAGCATAACATGAGTTCAATTTTAAAAGTTAATACATTACAAGATGCTGGTGGTAACGCCATACTTACCTCTGATGGTTCTGGTAAATTAACAACGCAAAACATTTTAAAACCAGCTTTTCATGCTTTTTTAAATTCTAGTCAAAGCACATCTCATAGCACTTTTACAACTTTAATTTGTAATTCAGAAATTTTTGATAGCAATAGTGCTTATAATGTGAGTAATGGTAGATTTACTCCACAAATAGCTGGTAAATATTTTATGTTTGCAAATATACATTGGGAAAGCATGGAAACAGGAACGACAGTAGAACTGGAAATAAGAAAAAATGGATCTAGGTCAGGTGAAACAAACTTAATTAGAAGAAATTCAAGAGCTGGAGATCAATCTATATTTTCATCTATAATTATTGACATGAATGGATCATCAGATTTTTTAACTCTAGGCGGATTACAAAATTCAGGTTTTACTAAAAATGCAGAGGGTGGCACAGGTTTTCAGGCAACATACTTCGGTGGATATAGGATAGGGAATTAATTATGGCAATAACACGACTCAATAATAATTCAATAAAAGATACTACACATGGAGTTAATTTTAGGAATATAATAATTAATGGTGATATGAGCCAAGCTCAAAGATCGTCTTCAACAGCTAGTATAACTGCATCTGGTTATCATTCGATTGATAGATTTCAAACTTCTGCATCTTCTATTGGAACATGGACACAATCTCAATCAACTGATGTACCAACTGGTCAAGGATTTGCAAAGTCTTTGAAAATGGATTGTACTAGTGCTGACGCTTCACCAGCCGCAAGTGATAATTTAATAATAATTCAAAAATTTGAAGGACAAAATTTACAATATTTATTAAAAGGAACTTCATCTGCAAAACAATTAACTCTTTCGTTTTGGGTTAAATCTAACAAAACAGGAACTTATATAGCTGGATTACATGATAGAGATAATTCAAGAATAGTAAGTAAATCATATACAATTTCATCTGCTGACACTTGGGAAAAGAAAACAATTACATTTCCAGCAGACACTACAGGTGCGTTCGATAATGACAACGCTGGAAGTTTAGATATACAAATGTGGTTAGCCGCAGGAAGTGATTTTAGTGGTGGTACTTTAGCAACAACTTGGCAAAGTCAAACAAATGCTAACAGAGCAGTAGGTCAAGTCAACCTTGCAGATAGCACATCAAACGAATGGTACATTACAGGCGTACAATTAGAAGCCTCAGA